TAATTGAAATCAATATAAACAAAGGTAGTTCATTTGCAAGATGGGGTGACATATTAGGTAATTTACCTGACCAAGAAGATTTGCAAAATGTTTTAAACCTAAAAGCTGATTTAGTTGGTGGGTTAGTTCCTGCTTCACAATTACCTTCTTACGTTGATGATATTATAGAAGTAGCTAATTACGCTGCTTTGCCTACTACAGGTGAAGTTGGAAAAATATATGTAACTTTAGACAACAACAAAATATTCCGTTGGAGTGGTTCAGTTTATATTGAAATAGCTGCCAATACGGGTGTATGGGGTGCAATTACGGGAACGTTAAGTTCACAAACAGATTTACAAACTGCATTAGATACAAAAGCATTAAAAACTATTACAATAACCACAAACTCACCATTAACGGGTGGTGGTGATTTAAGTGCTAATAGAACAATATCAATACCACAAGCTGATTCAGTAACAAATGGGTATATAAGCGGAGCTGATTGGACAAGATTTGATAATAAACAACCTGCTTTAATTGGAGTAGGTTTTGTTAAGATTTCAGGCACAACTATTTCTTATGATAATAGTACTTATGTACCTACATCAAGAACAATTACTATTAATGGAACGGGTTACGATTTAAGTGATAATAGAACCTTTAATGTTGGAACGGTAACAAGTGTTGCTGCTTTAACTTTAGGAACTACAGGAACTAATATAAATTCTACTGTTGCAAACGGAACAACAACGCCTGTAATCACATTAAATATACCAACGGCAAGCGCTACAAATAGAGGTGCTTTAAGTTCTACTGATTGGAGTACATTTAACTCAAAAGAACCTGCAATTAGTAGTGGTACAAATTTACAATATTTAAGAGGTGATAAAACTTGGCAGTTATTAACTACTGATGCAGTAAGTGAAGGTGGTAATTTATATTTTACAGATAGTAGAGCAAGATCTGCAGTTACAGGTTTTTCAGGTTCAATTAATTATTTATCAAAATTTACTTCAAACGCAACTATTGGAAGTTCTATTATTTATGATGACGGAACACAAATAGGAATTGGAACAAATGTCCCACAACGTAAATTATCTGTTAGGGATGTAAATAATACATATTCAGCAACTTTTAGCGGTTCAGCAGGTTTAAATATGGTTGCAATAGGTACAGTTTCAGGAGCAACAAATGGAGTTCCCTCAATTGGAGCTTTTACAAATTCATTTGCAGCAACTACTAATTTAGCAATAAACCCAACGGGTGGCAACGTAGGAATCGGTACAACCACATTTAATTTTTCAGCATCAAATAGAACTAATTTAGCTATAAATAACAGTGTTAGTTCTATAATTGAGTGGCAGGCAGGAAATACCACTTATGGCTATGCAATTGCATCTTCAGGAGCTTTTGATTTTGGAACAGCTACTTCTATTCCTTTAACATTTAATACAAACGCTACCGAACGTATGCGTATCACTTCAGGTGGCAACGTAGGAATAGGAACAACTTCACCTAATTATTCATCATCAGGAAGAACAGTAGTTGACATAAACGGAACTTCTCAATCAATGTTGGCTTTAAGTGTTGGCGGTGTTGGTAAATCTTTCTTATTTTATACAGGAACGGACTTATTAGTAAGTAATGAATCAAATGGTGCTATAAAATTTAATACAAATGGTTCTGAAAAAGCTATAATCACTTCAGGCGGCAACGTAGGAATAGGAACTACAGACCCGAAAGGAGTTTTAGATATTAGAGAAGCAAATAGGGCTTTTGATGGTTACGGAAATTTAAATGTTTTCACAACGGGAGCAGATGCTCAAAACGTTGGCGGTGCCATTGCTTTAGGAGGTCCAAGTTATGGTGGAACAACACCTTATCCTTTTGCTAAAATACAAGGTATTAAAGAAGGGGGTTCTGCTTGGTCAGGTGCTATGATATTTGGAACAACGCAATCAAATTCAGCAGTAACTGAAAAGATGCGTATCACTTCAGGTGGTGATGTGTTAATTGGCACAACAACTATATCGGGAAACAGTGATGGAGGAAGTACAAATACAGGTGTTGTAATAGAAGGTCCAAGCGGAACTTTAACTTCACAAAGAAATAACGATGCAAATATTTATTTATCAAAAGCATCAGGTTTTACAAATGGTACATTAATAAATTTTTATACAAGTGGTGGTCAAAGAGGAAGCATTTCAACAAATGGAACTACAACTTCATATAACGTTACATCAGATTATAGATTAAAACAAGACTTTAAAAAATTTAACGGTTTAGATTTAGTTTCTAAAATTAAGGTTTACGATTACGAGTGGAAATCAGATAATAGTAGAATGAATGGTGTTATTGCTCACGAATTACAAGAAGTTGTACCTTATGCTGTAAGTGGTGAAAAAGATGGCGAAGCAATGCAACAAGTTGATTACTCAAAATTAGTACCTATTTTAGTTCAAGCAATACAAGAACAACAAAAACAAATCGAGGAATTAAAAACATTAATAAACAAATAATATGACAAATTTTAAATGGATAATTTCAGCAATGGAATGTATCAAAAACGATGGAGATTTACAAGATGTAGTTATAACAATACATTGGAGATATGCTGCTGAAAAAGAAAACGTTTTAACAGATGTATATGGAGCAACTTCAATGCCTTTACCAACAGGCGAAGATTTTACGCCATATGAAGAATTAACAAAAGAACAAGTTTGTGGTTGGTTAGAAGCTACATTGGATGTTCCTGCAATGGAAGAAAGTTTAGACAAACAATTGGATTTGATAATTAATCCTGTTAATGTAACTTTACCACCACCTTTTGAGAATTAAAAACAAAAAGTGTAAAATTATATTTTAATAAAAAAAATAAACAAAAAAACAAACAATTATGGAAACTAAACAAGCAATTGAAATTTTAGTACAAGTAGCACATTTAGCACAAAAAGGCGGTTTATTACAATTACAAGATGCAGTAGCAGTAGCAAAAGCTATTAATGCTTTAGCACCTAAAGAAGAAGTAATAGAAGAATAACATTTAGAATGAAATACATTAATTATTTTTTTGCTTCATTAATTTTATTATTTGTACCTATCTACGGTTTATTAATAGCCGTAGGTAGTGCAATAATTTTAGACACCTTTACAGGTATATTCAAAAGCATAAAACTTGAAGGTATAGAATCAATAAGAAGTAGAAAATTATCTAATGTAATTTCTAAAATGGCATTATACGAAATATGTATAATCTTTTTGTTTTTAATTGACAGATTTGTTTTAAATGAGTTTATACACAAAGCATTTGGTTTTGATTTTATGTTCACTAAAATATGTGCTATACTATTAATCTTTGTTGAATTAGTATCTATTAAAGAAAACATTGAAGCATCATTTAAAATTGATATTTGGCAATTATTGAAAACAGCATTTAATAGAGCTAAAGAAATAAAAGCAGACTTCAATGAAATTAAGCGATAAAGGTTACGAATTAATAAAACGATTTGAAGGATTTAGTGACAGACCTTACAAATGTCCTGCAGGAATATCTACAATCGGTTACGGGAATACTTACTACCCAAACGGAACTAAAGTTAAAATTACAGACAAACAAATTACAAGAGAATACGCTAATGAAATATTGGCACATATTGCTGATGAATTTGCTGAAGATGTATTGAAACTTGTTAAGTCAAAAATTACGGTAAACCAATTAAACGCATTAACTTCTTTTGCTTATAATGTAGGTGTTGCTAATTTGGCTAAATCTACTTTGTTAAAATTGGTTAATATAAACCCAAACGATGGTAATATAGCTAAAGAGTTTTTAAAGTGGAATAAAGCAGGTGGTAAAGTTTTAAATGGTTTAACAAATAGACGTATTGCTGAATCAGCATTATACTTTACAAAATGAAATATTTAGTTTTATTTTTATTAATTACTTCTTGTGCTTCAAGAAAGGTAGATGTTTCTAAAAGAGAAATAAAAACCAATACAGATTCTATAGCTATCACAAAAACAGATAGCACTTCAATTACCAATAATAATATTAAATATACTGAAAACATTACAGAATTAGAAATAAAACCATTGAATGATAGTTTACCTATTGTAATAGATGGTACAAGCTATTTTAACGTTGTTTTAAAGTATAAAAAGCAAAACAAAGTATTAGTAGATACAAGTAAAAAAATAGTGTCTAAAAACGTTTTAAAAAAAGTTTCTAAATCTAAGCAAGAAACTAAAAATATAAAAGAAAAGCACATAGATAAAAAAGCTAATTACTTTGTTTATTTATGGCTTTTACTTATTCCAATAGGAATGTATATCTATAGACAAATTAAAATTAAACTATTTCTGTAATGGCTAAAAAACAAACTGAAGTATCTGCAAAATTAGATGTTAAAATTTCAAGACCTTGTGTACATTCAAAGTCTAAAACTTCTTCGCTTAAAAGCAGTAAAAACTATAAAAAGAAATACGCAGGTCAGGGTAGATAAGTTTGCACAATTAGCCTTGTTGTAATTCTTTGTTCTTGTTTACTTATTTAGTTGTATTTCAAATCTTATTTTGATTTTGTCTATTTATTTTATTCTTTCTTTAAAAATTAAAATGTTTAAGTTTTGATAACAAGGCAAAGTTAGTTGTTTTTTTTGACATAGTAAATAGATAAAAACTCAAAGTTATTTACAAATTGTTAATATCTATTAATTACATTTGAATATGGAAAAGAAACCTAAAAAACCTACACGCACTTCTATAGTTAAAAAGCTTGATGCGGTCTTTAGTATATATATAAGACGCAGATATGCGGTGAATGATATATCTAAATGTGTAACCTGTGGTAAAGAAGACCATTGGAAAAGTCTACAATGCGGTCACTTTATGTCCCGTAAACATCTATCTACAAGATGGAATGAAGACAACTGCCAAGTACAATGTGCAGGATGCAATGTATTCCGATATGGAGAACAATATATGTTTAGTCAATATCTTGGTGATAAGTTAGCACAAGAATTACATATTAAATCAAAAGAAACTTGTAAATTTACAGACGTAGAACTACAAGAACTAATTGAACACTACACACAACTAAATAGTCTTTTCTGATTTCTCTTTTATAATTTGGTTAATGTTAAATTGGGCTACTTTAAACGGTAGCCCTTTTTTTGGCAAAGTGTTAAAATTATGTTAAAAAAAAATAACATAGTATTTTATCAAAAAAGTATTTATAGATTTGCTCCATCAAACAATAACAAATAACAAAATAGAAATTATGAAAGATCAATTTAAAACAGACACAATTAACTTTTGCATTCTAATAGGAATGATTGTAGTATCTTATTTTTTAGTAACTAACATTTTATTAAACGCATAATGAAAGATTTAATCGACTTCAACAGATTTCAAATAGAAGCACTACAAGCTGAAATTTGTAAACTAAAACAGGAAAACAATTTACTATCTACATTTTGCTTTGAAGCATTAGAAGAAGGAATTACAAACGAGTACAAAACATTAATCAAACAACAAATTTACGAACTTAAACAAAATTAGAAATGAATGTAGAATTAACATCAGGTAGTCTAACAAATAAACAACTATCTTTAAACGAAAAATTAAGCAGAATTCAAATTGAGTTCAAAGCAAACAAGTCAAGATTCAATAGCTTTGGTAAATACAACTTTAGAAGTGCTGAAGATATTTTAGAAGGTTTAAAACCATTCAATGAAAAGTATGGTGTGTCTTTTACAATTACAGAAAGATTAATAGATGTAAATTCATCATTACCTATTATGGAATCTACCGCTACAGTATATGACAACAACGGTATTAACGAACTATCAGCTATTGCAATAGTAGGTGTAGATTTAAACCAAAAAGGTATGCAAGTTCCACAACAATTTGGTTCTGCAAGTTCATACGCTAAAAAGTATGCATTAGGTAACTTGTTATTAATTGACGATACACAAGATGCTGATGCAGTTAATAAGCACGACAACACATCTAAAACAGTTGTAGAAGATGACAAAAAATGGTTAAACAAAAATACACCTGAATTTACTAAATCAATTGAATACTTAAAAGGTGGTGGAAATATAGAAGCTATTGAAAAAAAGTATAAATTAGCCAAAACAGTTAAAGACGAATTATTAAAAGTAAAATAATAAATTATGTTTCAATCAATGAAAGCACCAATGACAAATAGTTCAAGTGTAACAGAAGTAAACAAAGTTTACAAAACAAGCGATCTATCAATTTTCAAAAATATTGATGGTAATAGAGTTCCAAATTTACAACACATTAAAAGACTATCACAAAGCATTAGTCTAAATGGAATGAAATGTAACCCTATTTTAGTTAACCAAAATTATGAAGTTATAGATGGTCAACATAGATTATCTGCAGCAAAAGAAGTGAATTCATTTATTTACTTTATAATTGTAAATGGATATACTTTGAATGAAGTACATACATTAAACCTTAACCAAAAGAACTGGAGCAAGAAAGACTTTATGGAAGGATATGCAAATATGGGAATTGAAAGTTATAAAAAATTAAGTAATTTTGTAGAGAAAAATGATGACTTTACTTTCAACGATTGTATTATGATGTGTTCTAATGTAACTTCAACCAGTGCTTCAGAAGCTTCTAATGTTAGAAAGAATTTATCATTATCAGGTATAACTTCTACAGAGATATTTGAAGAAGGAACTTGGAAAGGTAAAGATTTTAATTTAGCACAAGATTATGCAAACAAAGTTAGAATGATAAAACCATATTATAATGGATACAATAGAAGTACATTTGTTGGAACTATGGTAGGGTTGATTCAAAAAGAAATATTTGATTTAAACGAGTTTATGCATAAGTTAAGACTTCAACCTACTGCATTAGTTGACTGTGCAAATAGAGAACAATACAGAACTTTGATAGAAGATATATACAACTGGAGAAGTAGACAAAAAATAAATTTAAGATATTAAAAACAGGGTAGCCGAAAACTGAATAGAGTAGGCAAAGTAAACAATCAAAAAACAATTATTATGAGTGCATTAATTAATGTAAGTTTAAGAGTAGACAAATTACCAAAAGAAAAATTTGTAGCAGGTAAAGATGGGGCTGTATACTATAATTTTACTATCGGTATTAACGATGAAGCTAATCAGTTTGGTCAAAATGTTTCTTTAACAGATTCACAGACTAAAGAAGAACGTGAAGCAAAGAAAGCTAAAAACTACATCGGTAACGGAAACGTGGTATGGACTGATGGTAACATCGTAGCAGTTAAAAAGGAACAAAACATTGCTGAAAAAGCGCAAACAGTTTCTGACGGATTGCCGTTCTAAATAAATTGGGGGTAGTAAAGGGATATAGCTACCCCCTTTTTTAAATTATTAAAGCAGATAAAAGAAAAGAAAATGATAGACTTAGATAAAGATGCAGTACAGCTCCTTATGGAAATGTATGAAGATGAATTAAGAATAGACCCAACACAAAAAATAGAACATCCTGAACCTGCTTTATCTTTAGGAACAAAAACATACGAAACAAAAGATGGTGTAAAAGAGTTTCCATTACCTTTAGGAACATACGGAAACTTCAGCTTTGTACAAGCACCACCTAAAAGCAAAAAGACATTCTTTATTTCACTTTTAAGTGCAGTATATATGAAAGGTAGACTTGACGCATTCGGTGGAGAATTGCAAGGTTATAGCAATGGAAAACACCTGATACATTTTGACACTGAACAAGGAAACTTTCACGCTCAAATGGTTTTCAGAAGGCCAATTGATATGACTGAAATAGATACAAAAAAATATCATACATTTGCATTAAGACAGTTAGGATTTAAAGAACGCATACAATTTATAGAATGGTACTTATATGATAAACTACAAGGTAAAGATGTAGGTTTAGTAATTATAGATGGTGTAGCCGATTTGTGTAGTGATGTAAATAATATTGAAGAAAGTAATGCGGTAGTACAGAAACTAATGAAATGGTCGAAAGAATTAAATTGCCACATTATAACTGTTATACACTCAAACTTTGGTTCAGATAAACCTACAGGGCATTTAGGTTCATTTTTAGAAAAGAAAACAGAAACACAAATACAATTAGAACTTAACACAGTAAACAAAGACTTGGTAACAGTAAGTTGCAAAAGAAGTAGAAACGCATCATTTGAAACGTTCAGCTTTAAAGTAAACAACTTTGGATTGCCACAAGTAGAAGGAGCAGTTTACGACCCATTAAAAGGTGTATTCTAAATTGTTAATAACTTTTTTATATATTTACAAAATGAAAACAACTATTAAAAACCAAATAGAAGAATTAAAAAATACAGCATCAAGAACAGGGTTAATATTCTGTGACAACAAAGTAATGTTTTCTTTTGTTCAAGATGTACTTTTAAAGTTAGAACAAATAGAAGAATTAATAGAATTAGAAAACGAATTACATTTTACAGATGTAGCTGATGCAGTAAAGAATATGTATAAGAAAGACGATAATTTAACACACGTTTACGTTAACTTTCAGGTTAGACCTGTAGAAGTAGAAAAGAAGTTTGGTGTAATAGATGCAAAGTTATACCTATAAAAATATTAGTTTAAGATAATCAGGAAAGAGCAATTGATTATTAATTTAAACTATTTATAATGATTTTTACAAGTATTATTTTATTGTTAGCTATTTTTTGGATAGCATTATTGGCAATGCAACATTATGCAGGTCAATTAATTATTAGCCCAATTATGGGTATTATGTTTGGTGCTTTATATGATAGAGAAACAGACGATCAAGTGTATCATACATTTCAGCTTGTGATAGGTGTAGTAGCTTTAACTTTTACTTGGGAAACAAATGAGTAACCAATGGCTTGGCAAAGTAGCTGAACACCATTCCGAATGGGTTAAAGTTGTTCAATCATTTGGTGAATTTGACTATGCTGAAGATATAGTTCAAGAAAGTTATATTGCATTGTGGAAGTATGCTGATGCTGAAAAGCTTTTAGATGTAAATGGTGATGTTAGAAAAGGTTATATGTACTTCACATTACGTTCTTTATTTTATCAATACTACAACAAAAAGAAAAAAGTAAACAAAGTAGATATAGATGGATGTTGGGAATTATTTGATGATTCAAATATAGAAGAACACAAAGCGTATAATGAAATATGTTTACTAATTGATGAAGAAATAAAAGATTGGAATTGGTACGATAGAAAACTATTTAAACTATATAGAGATACTGATTTAAGTATGCGTGATATTTCAAAAGAAACCGGAATTAGTTTGATTTCAATATTTCACTCTTTAAAGAATCACAAAGCAATTCTAAAAGAAAAGTTTCAAAAAGATTATCAAGATTATATTACTAACGATTATAACTCAATTTACTAACTATGGCAAAACCAAGAACAAAAGCACCATCAAAAGGATTAGGTGACACTATTGAAAAGATTACTGAAGCAACTGGAATTAAAAAAGCAGTTGAAGTATTCGCAAAAGCAACTGGATTAGATTGCGGATGTGAAGAAAGAAAAGTTAAACTAAATAACTTGATTCCGTATAGGAGAAAAGTTAATTGTTTAAATGAAGCAGATTACAATTTGCTAACTGAATTTCTTAAACCTACAAAGGGAAGTTTAACACCAAACGAACAATGGACTATTTCAGCTATATATGAAAGAGTGTTTGAAGTTAAATTAGAGCATTCAAGTTGTTCTTCTTGTTGGCGAGATACGCTTTCAGATTTAAGAAAAGTTTATAACGAATACAAAGTGAATGATTAACTGGAACGAGAGTGATTTATTTGAGTTTTTACGCTCAAATGTATACCCTGACTTAGTTAAATCAAAGAATCAGATGTCAAGGTGGGATTGTTATAGTCCCACCACAGGACATCGAATAGAGCTAAAATGCAGGAAGCGACACTACCCAACACTATTACTTGAAAAGAAGAAATATGATGCAATGATAGAAGAATGTGAAAAGCATTTAGATATACCAATTTATATTAATTCAACACCTGAAGGAGTATTTAGTTTCAACTTGCATAAGATATACCCAACGTTTGAAATAAATAATAAGAACCCTGCTACAACGCAGTTTTACAACACACAAAGAATAGAAAAAGAAGTTACATATTTAGAAATTAATCAAGCATTAAAATTATGAAAGACAATCCAATCCAATTAGAGTTTTTAAAATCAGTACTACTATCACAACTGTTATTAGAATGTAATGAGAATTTACGCTTCACAAAGCAATACAATGGTGCTTTAAAGCATTTACTTAACAAAGTGAATAGTCACTTAGAAACAACTGTTTATGATGAGTATAGAAAGATTTACAATACAGATGCAGAAATGACTACAAACATTTTAAGAAGCATAGAAGATTTAACTACAAAGTTAACTACTTCAAACTTGGATGAACTGGTAATGATAAATGCAGTTATTGAAAAGTACAACGAGAATAAAGAATGGTTTACTGAATATGCTAATGCAGAATTTTTAAGAATAGATGGCTAAAAAGAAAATAGAAATCTATTCACCACATTACACACAAGTAAATGCAATGGTGTATTGTGTTAAAAGAAACGTTGCTTATTCGTTAGAAGCAAATAAGAACAAAAGATTCTACATAGTTAAATACATTCCAAGTGATTATAAAAATGTAATCTACTTGAAAGAGAATAACAGAAAGTTAGAGTTTAGCGAATATGAAGCAACAAAAAAGATAATGGAATTATATATTAATCAAAGTAAATTATTATAAGATATGAAAGTAAAAGATACAATGTCAGAATGGATTGAAACACAAATTAAAGATAGCGTAGTTCAATCAGTTATTAATAAGTTTAAACAACGTAGCGAAGTAGGAATAAAGAAATACAATACTACATTAGACAGGGAAGATTTAACTGATAAAGAGTGGATTAATCACGCACAAGAAGAAGCAATGGATTTAATTTTGTATTTAGAAAAACTTAAAAGATTATAGCTATGAAGCAATCACCACTACAAAGAATCCAGCGAGTAATGAAATTTAATTACAATAGAGGATTGAATTCTGAAAGAGTAAACAATGTTTACAGAAAGATCATAAAACAAAAATTAGAGGGTAGCAATTAGCTACTCTTTTTTTTGTGTTAAAAATTTGTTAATACTTGCAGGATATTAATAACTTGTTTATATTTGCTTCAACATTAAAACCAAACAATATGACAAAGCAAGAAATCAAAACAGAATTAGAAAATGTAATCTACGTTTTAGAAACATTAGAAAACGATTACGCAGCACTTAAACTAAAAGCAGTACTATTAGCTTTAGAACACGATTGGATGCAATCAGCATACTTTACAAATGAAATAGACACAATACTAAATCTTGAACAACACAATGAATGAAGATGCAACAATAAAGATATTTAGCAAGATACAATCACTTGAACGAGACTTGCAATGGATTTACCACGAATACTTCAACGAACAAGTAAACGATGACCAATTTATGTCAATGGTAGATTCAACTGAAAGAGATATACAAACACATTATTATATTTACGACTTAATTATACAAGATGCAAGAAAAAATTAGAACATTCGACAACAAGATTTGGGACAAACAAGAACTATTAGATAATATGTATGATGATGACTTTTACTATGGTTATTTAGGTAAACAAGCATTATCATCTTCAAGTCTAAAGATGGTGCTTAAATCACCTAAAACATATAAGTACGTTACAAAGTATGGACAAGCAGAAACGCAACCATTAAGAGATGGGAAACTATTTCACACACTTATACTTGAACCTAATAAGATAGACGACTTTACATTTGTAGATTGCAAAACTAAAGCAGCAAAAGAATATAAACTTGCAGTAGAAGAAAAACAAAACGTTTATACTACAAACGAGTTAAGAGATGCTGAAAGATTAGCAGATGCAATTTTAAAGAACAATGAAGCCACAAGTTATTTTATGGGTGCTGAATTTGAAATACCTGAAGTAGCTATGATAGATGGAATACCATTTAGAGCAAAAGCAGATATTTTAAGAGGCAATCAAATAATAGATTTAAAAACTACTACAGGATTAAATGAATTTAGATATTCAGCAGACAAATATAGTTACGACTTACAAGCTTATATGTATAAAGAAATGTTTGGAGTAGATGAATTTATATTTGTATGTATTGACAAAGGTAGTTTAGATATTGGAATCTTTGAATGTAGTGATGACTTTTACCAAAAAGGTAAAGACAAAATTGAACAAGGTATTGCAAACTACAAATACTTCTTTCAGAATGAAGCAGTAGATTTAAACCAATATGTATTAAGAGGAATACTTTAAATAATAAAACAAACATTAAAAGCATATTGTCCTCGTTCGTTATTGTTATTTTATCTGTTATTTGCATTTTTTAAAAGTGTGTAATAGGTTAATTCTTTTTCAATTGCGGGTTTAAAATCT